TAGCATATTCTTTGTTTGAAAATGCAAGTGGATTTAGTATAACAGTTTTAACAACAGATACTTATAGTTTTAATTTAGGTACTAATTGTACGTTAACAGGAAGTTTTGGAGGAATGAATGTTACAGTAGGACCAGTAACATTAACACCATAATATGGCAGGATTTACATACACAACATTAACAACAGCAATTCAAAATTACACAGAAGTAAGCAGTTCTGTTTTAACTTCTACGATTACAAATCAATTTATTGAAAATGCTGAATTTAGAATTTTAAGAGACGTACCTATTGATGCATATAAAAAACAATCAATTGGTAATTTAGTTACAGGTCAAAGTACAATAAACGTACCTGCTAAAACTTTATTTGTTAAAGGTGTTCAAGTATATAATTCAACTTCTGCTTCTACAGGTACTAATTCTTGGTTAGAAAAGAAGGATGAAAGTTATTTACAAGAATATATTCCTGCAGAAACATCTACAGGATTTCCTAAATATTATGCTATGTTTGGTGGAGCAACAGGTGTAACAGATACTACTTCTGGAAGACTATTTATAGCTCCTGTACCAGATGATACTTATATTTTTAAGATTCATTATGAAGCTATTCCTGATGGATTATCTAGCTCTAATGCTACAACTTATATAAGCCAATACTTTGGAAATGGCTTACTTTATGCTTGTTTAGTAGAAGCTTATGGATATTTAAAAGGTCCAATGGATATGTTGACACTTTATGAAAATAAGTATAAAGAAGAAGTACAGAAGTTCGCTTCTGAACAATTAGGTAGACGAAAAAGAGACGACTATACTGATGGTACAGTTAGAATTCCGATTCCGTCACCAACACCTTAATTAGGAGTTTATTATGGCAATTACATCAGCGATATGTTCTAGTTTTAAACAAGAACTTTTACAAGGCAAACACGATTTTGATACATCTGGTTCAGGTGGTGATACTTTTAAAATTGCACTTTACACAAGTTCAGCAACTTTAGATGCAACAACAACTGATTACTCAGCAACAAATGAAATTACAAACACAGCAGGTTCTGCATATGTTGCAGGTGGACAAGCTTTAACAAACACTGGAGTTGGTTTAACTTCAACAACTGCGTTTACAGATTTTTCTGATGTGTCTTGGACTTCAGCTTCTTTCACAGCTAACGGCGCATTAATTTATAATACAACAACAGATGGTGGCACTGGCACAACAGATGCTGTTTGTGTAATTGCTTTTGGTTCTGACAAGACAGCAACAAACGGAACTTTCACAATTCAATTCCCTACAAACGATTCGTCAAACGCAATCATAAGATTAGCATAGGAGTAGCTCATGGCTGGATGGGGTAGATTTACCTGGGGCCAAGCTTACTGGGGCGAAGATGAACTTCTCGCTACTGGTTGGGGTGCTAAAACATGGGGCGCTGGAGATTGGGGAACTTTAGCAAATGAAACTGTTCTAGTTTCTGGACAAGAAATAACCGCTACATACAATCCTGCAATAACTATCACAGCTGAAATTAATACTGGTTGGGGTGGAAAAACTTGGGGAGAAAATAACTGGGGTGATTTAACAAGTATAACAATTAGCATTCCTGGTTTTGAAGTTTCATCAACATTAAATACTGCATTAGATATATCTGGTAATGCATTAGTCAATACAACTGGAATAGAAGCATCATTTACAATTGGTACAGTTACCATTACAGCAGATGCAAATACTTCTATTACAGGTCAAGAAATTACATCAGCGCAAGGAACATCTACAGTTGATGTATCAGTTACACCTACAATTACAGGTCAAGAAATTACAGCAGCTATTGGTGTAATAGATCCTGCAGATCAAGTTATTGGTTTAACAGGTTTATCAATTACATCAACACAAGGTACAGCTGTTGCTCCAAATGAAGACGTATCTGTAACTGGTTTTGAAATTACTTCAGCTCAAGGTACATCAATAGTTGACACAACAACTTTTGTATTACCTACTGGCTTCTCGCTGACATTATCTGAAGGCTCAGTAATAGTTCCAAATGATGCTGTATCTTTAAATGGTTTCCAAATAGATACTCAGTTAGGAATTATAGTAGGATCAGGTTCAGTAGCTGTTCAACCAACAGGAATAGAAGCTACAATGTCTGTTGGTATAGTAGATCCTGCAGATCAAGTTATTGGTTTAACAGGTCTATCGTTTAATGCTTCTATTGGAAATATAGCAGAAATTGACGATCAAGTTGTAGGATTACCAAGCTTTACTGTAACTTCAACATTAGGAACACCTTTTATCATCCATTATCAAGATGTTGACACAGGTTCAAATACATCATATAGTGGCGCTTCAACGGGTTCGAATACATCTTATTCGGATGTTGCAACTGGATCAAATACAAGTTATAACGATGTAGCAGCATAGGAGATTTATGGCATCAACATACAATTATTTAGGTATAGAACTTATGGCAACTGGCGAGAACGCTGGTACATGGGGGAATAAAACAAATACAAATTTAAATATTATTCAACAAGCCGCAACAGGTTATCATTCACAATCTATTGCAGGTGGCGCACAAACAACAGCATTATTAATTACAGATGGTGACGACACAACAAGTGGCCTAACTAACGCTGCAAGAAATGTTGTAATAGAATTAACAGGTACAATTACAGGAAATCAAATTGTAACTATTCCTAACGGAACAGAAAAATTATATATTTTTAAAAATTCAACTTCAGGCGCATACACAGTACAAATTAAAGGTGCTTCAGATGCAGGTTCAGGTACAACTTTCTCAGCTACTGATAAAGGTACTAAGATGTTATACATCGATGGACAAGATGTTACTGAAGTACAATTAGCATCACCTCCAGGTGGTTCTGATACACAAATTCAATTTAACTCAGGTGGAACTGCATTTGGTGGTTCTGCTAATTTAGTTTGGGATGGAACAAACGTAGTATTAGGTGCAACAGGTGCATTAAGATTAGGTGATACAACTGGTGGAGAATATGTTGGATTAAAAGCACCAGGAACAGTTCCAGCTTCATACACATTAACTTTACCAACAGCAACTGGTACAGCAGATCAAATTTTAGTCACAGATGGTTCTGGAAATTTATCATTTACAGATAACTCTGGTGGAACATCTTGGCAAGCCGTTAAGACAACAGGATTCACAGCTGTAGCAGGTGAAGGATATTTTTGTGACACATCATCAGCAGGATTCACTGCAACGTTACCAGCAACTCCAACTTTAGGAGATGAAGTAACATTTGTCGATTACGCAGGAACGTTTGATACTAACAATCTAACTGTAGGTAGAAACTCTGAAAACATTCAAGGTTCTGCTGCAGACTTAACTGTATCTGTAGAAAGAGCTGGTTTAACTTTAGTATATTCAGGAGCTACTCAAGGTTGGTTATTAAAGGATAAATAATCAATGACTACTTATAAAGGCATCCAAGGTTTTAACATTCAAAACCTATCCGAGGATCCAGTACCAACTGTTGCAGGTTGGTCTGCTGGTGGAAATTTAAATACAGCAAGACAATCAATAAAAGGTGCTGGTACGCAAACGGCAGGATTAGCGTTTAGTGGTTACACTGGAACTGCTGCTACAAATGCGACGGAAGAGTATAATGGATCAACTTGGTCACCTGGTGGAAATATGGGAACAACTAGAAATAATCTAGCAGGATTAGGAACTCAAACAGCTGGACTAGCCGCTGCAGGAGAAATTCCACCTGTATCAAATGCTACAGAAGAATATGATGGTTCAGCTTGGACAGCAGGAGGAAATGTTGCAACAGCAAGAGAACAATTAGCAGGTTGTGGAATTCAAACTGCTGGTTTAATTTTTGGTGGTAATGCTCCAGCAAAATCAACTGCAACAGAAGAATATGATGGTTCAGCTTGGACAACTGGTGGAAATTTAGCAGTAGCAAATGCTGCTATGGGCGGAGCAGGTACTCAAACAGCAGGTTTAGCTTTTGGAGGAGACAGTCCTACTCTTACAGCAGCAACGGAGGAATACAACGGAACATCGTGGACAGCTGGAGGAAATTTAAATTTAGCAAGAGAAAGATTAGCAGGTGCAGGATTACAAACAGCAGGATTAGCTTTTGGAGGGGGTGCTCCAGCTGTTACAGGTTCAACCGAAGAATATAATGGTACTTCTTGGACAACAGTGACAAGTATGACAACTGCAAGAAGTTTACACGGAGGAGCAGGAACTCAACCAACTGCATTGGCATTTGGTGGTCAACCTCCTATTACAGCAGCAACCGAAGAATACAATAATTGGACCCCCGCTGCTGGTTACACCTTCGAGAACGAAGGCCAAGTTTGGTACAATAAC